GCCCAAATAATAACTTTACCTTCAATTTCATCCAATAAATTGAGCAATTCAGACATTCTATTATTTTTAAATTCCTGAATAGTGCCATCATCTGCCGTAAAGTGGCCACAAGTGATCTGGTGTAAACGCATCAATTGTGTCAGAACATGAGGCGCCGTTGCAATTTTGCCGTTAAGATGAGCGAGGGCCGCGGATTTCATAGTCGCATAAGCTTTCTTTTGCTCATCACTTAAATCTATTTCTCTACGCATATAAACTTTAGGAGGCAAATCTAAGCACTCTTCCTTTAAAATTCTATAAGAAAATTTCTTTAAGGTCTCGGCTAATTCATCAAGCCTTCTATAACTAGCAACAATTTGAACTCTTCTTCCTCCAAAATTTCTTTCAATCATTTGAGCGTATCTATTTCTGAAGGTATAAAAAGAACTAAAGCCTAATAAAAATTCATTTAAAAAGGCACATTGACTATATAAATCCAGGGGTGATTTAGTAACAGGAGATCCTGTTAAAATTCTTCTATATTTTGCTTCTTTACTTAAAGCTAAAATAGCTTTGGTTCTTTTAGCAGTAGGGTTCTTAATGGTTGTAGATTCGTCAACCGCCATTAATGTTTTATGGCATCTTAAAAACTTACCAGCAAACTCTACACCTTTTTTAGTAGACAAGGCTTCAACATTCATAAGAAGGATGTGAAGGTCATAGTCTATTTCAAATAATTGTCGATACTCTTTATCCTTTGTTTTAGATGTTAAAGCAGTCCATAGTACCGTCTTATGATCTACATGACTAGGTAAATGATTTGGAATTTCTTGTGATAACCAGTTTCTATAAACACCTTTTGGTGCTATAATAAGCGCCGCATTTATTTTACCTTTATCATAAAGCATAGCCATATTATCTACTAATACTTTAGACTTACCTGTACCCATCTCCATAAAATAGCCATATTCATCTTTTTGCCACGATTTTTCTAACGCAGTTATTTGATGCTTATAAGGCTTTGTCTTAAACTTATAATTCATAATTTTTTCTACTTTCTTTTCTTGACAATGATATAAGCCCTATTATATAAGATGTCAAGAAGTAAGAAATGAAAAATAAAATATTTGAGTTATATAAACCTAATTCTCTTGAGGCTTTTAAAAAGTTTCATAAGGAAACTCCAACGGAGCGTTTTGTATATGTAGTTCAACAACCAGCGCCTAACATAAATATATTAAGTGCGTCTGATTTTGGTTATCTTGTAATATGTTTGCCTAATAGAGATCAGGCAATTTATTCTACTGCACCATACACGCAGAAGATGAGAAAATGTTTACAAGACATAAGGAAACACGATTATATACTGGCCGTGGGTGATCCAATAATGATTGGCCTAGCCTGTATATTTGCAAATGACAACACCAATGGACAGTTTAATATGTTGAAATGGGACAAGCGTGAATATCGATATTATCCGTTAGACCTCGATGTTTACGAGAAAGGAGAAAAAAATGACGGATGAAGTAAAAAATATGATGTTAGAAGATTCAAAGGATCTTCTGGACAACGTAGAGGTAACCAACTTAGCTGATGAGTGTCAAAAGTTGAAAGATACTGAAGACATGATTAAGTCAGCGGAAAAACATTTACAGGATCTGAAAGCTAAAGCTGATGATATAGGTTCAAGAGTAATACCTGAATTATTAGGTGAGCAAGGTTTAACTTCACTTAAACTTGCTGATGGCTCTGCAGTTACTGTTAAAAAAGAATATAGATGTACTCTTCCCAAAGATACTATAAAAAGAGAACAATGCTATAAATGGCTTCGGGACAATAAGTTAGAGGATATTATTAAAAACAATGTCTCTGTAACTTTTGGTCGTGGAGAAGATAACAAGGCACAGCAATTGCTGGACCTTGCGGTAGAACATGGATTCGAACCACAACAGAAATCTGATGTGTCTTGGAATACATTAACTGCCCTATTCAGAGAGCGTATCGAGTCCGGGCTCGATATGCCTTCTGAGGTCTTTAGTACGTGGATTAAAGACCGAACTAAAATAACTCGGAAATAATGGAGGATGTATAATGGCTAATGGTAAAAACATAACAGCTAAGTCAAATGGATCAGTTGCTTTATTTGGCAACGATCTATCCCAAGGTTTTGAGAATATGACGCAGGATGATCTTGCGTTACCATTCATCAGAATCTTAGGACAACTTTCCCCGCAAGTAACGCAGGGGGATGCAAAGTTTATAGAAGGTGCCAGACCTGGCATGATCTATAATACTGTTACCAACGATTTATTCGATGGTAAAAAAGGTATCAAGGCTATTCCTTGTTACTACAAAAAAGATTATCCGGAATGGAACGATAGAGGAGAAGGCCCTGGTGCTCCTGTGGCAATTCATCTACCGCAAAGTCCGGTGATCGCAACAGGTAAGAGAGATGGTTCTAAAATAAGATTACCAAATGGTAATTACTTAGAAGAAACAGCTTCTTACTATGTAATGGTTGAGGCAAAATCAGGAGCTTATACTCCTGCGTTGATTAATATGAAATCAACTCAACTAAATGTCAGTAAAAAATGGAATTCAATGATGAAAACCATACAAATACCTGACGGGAAAGGTGGATTTGCTATACCACCTATGCATGGGGTTGTTTACAATCTTACATCTACACTACAAAAGAACGATAAAGGTTCTTGGTATGGATGGGTTGTGACAATGGACCGAATACTGGAACAAAAGGATAAAGCTTTGTACTTAAGTGCCAAAGACTTTAAAGGAAATGTTTCAAAAGGAAACGTGCAAACAAAAGCAGATGTGGAAGAAAAATCTAGTACGGCAACACCGTATTAAATTTGCGAAGGGCCCGAAAGGGCCCTTTACTTTTAGAAGGAAGAAATGTATATGAAGAAATTCAAAGAAATTTTTAGTGGATTAACTATAGCTTATGGACAATATCAGAAGGGTGACCGTGGTACTAACGGAAAACTTAAGGGAAAAGCTTTTATCGTTAGGAAAAACGTTACAGATAAGCTATGGGAAGATCACCTCGCAGGTAATCCTCCTGCTTTGGGGATTATCCCTATTACAGAAAATAATAATTGTAAGTGGGGTTGTATTGACGTCGATGTTTATAGCCTTAAACATCATGATCTTGTTCAAACTATTCGGAAGTTAAAACTTCCTCTTATTGTATGCCGTTCTAAATCAGGCGGTGCACATATCTTTTTATTTACCAAAGAATTTATTCCTGCATCTTTAATGCAGAACACTTTAAAAAAAATCTCAAAAACTTTAGGGTATGAAGGTTGTGAAATCTTCCCTAAACAAACAGAAATACTTGTGGAACGTGGGGACACAGGTAATTTTTTAAATTTACCCTACTTTAATGGCACGAAAGGATTACGTTATGCTTTCAACGATAATGGCTCCGCTAGTACACTTGAGGAATTTTATAAGCTCTATGATCTTCTGGCTTGCGGAAGGCAAGAGGTGGAGAAAATTGAAATCGAAGAGAAAAAAATAGACGAAGCTTTTCCTCAAGGACCTCCTTGTCTAAATCAATTAGCCAAGGAAGGTTTTGGGGAGGGCGCTCGAAATAATGCATTATTTAATATTGCTGTTTATTATAAACAAGCTAACCCAGATTCGTGGGAAGATGAATTAGTAAAAGCAAATCAAACTCATATGGAACCACCTTTAAGTAATGGTGAAGTTCAACAATTAATTAAATCAGTCAATCGAAAAGGCTATGACAAATATAGATGCAAAGACGCGCCTATCAATGTCGTCTGTCAATCAAGACTATGTCGAACAAAAAGATTCGGTGTAGGCTATGGCGAAGAACAAATGCCGTTACTCGGAAACCTAATCAAGTATACTTCTACTCCTCCCCAATGGTTTTTAGATGTTGGTGAATCGCGGATCGAATTAAAAACAGAACAACTTTATAGTTCACCTTTATTTGCATTAGCATGTTTAGATCAAGCTAATTTAGTAGTACCTGTACCAAGATCAAAAGATTGGAAAGAATTATTCTTAAAGCCTTTAATGAATAATTTACAAGAAGTAGAACCATTAGAGTCTTTAGATCCTACTAATGAAATAACTTCTTTATTACAAGATTGGACAACCAATAGACAAAGTGCAAGAACTTTGGACGATATATTTAATAAACTTCCATACACAGATGACAACAGAGAATACACTTATTTTAGAATGGAAGATTTTTATAATTTCTGCAAAAGAAATCATTGGGAAATGGATAAAGTTAAAACAGGTAATTTAATTAAAAGATTAGAAGATATCTTTGTTGAAGAAGAAAGAGTTAGGGTAAAAAACCAACAACCGAGATTAATTAAAATTAAAGCGATGAAAAAAATAGAAGCAAATGTTTCACAAACCCAATATCAACAAGAAGATTTTTAATGGGAGGCCCCATAGGAATCAATTGGTATGCAAGACTCCAGGCTAAGATTGCCGACCTGGAACATAAATTAGAAGATGTGCAAGCCCATAACAGAGAAATCAAAAGAAAATTAAAAAAATATGAAAACAATAATATTAGGACCACCAGGAACGGGCAAGACGACAACCTTGTTGAATTTGGTGGACGAATTTATAAAAACAGGAATCAGGCCTAAACAAATCGGGTACTTTTCTTTTACTAAAAAAGCAGCTAACGAAGCTGCGACTAGAGCTGCGGATAAATTTGGATTAGATATAGAAAATGATTTAGAAAATTTTAGAACTCTTCACTCTTTTGCATTTAGAAAATTAGGAATTACCAAAGAAAAAATGATGGGACCCGATGACTATAAAGAATTCGGAGTAAAATGTGGAATACCAATTAAGACAGCTAAATTTTCAAACGATGATGGAACTTTTAATTCGGATAATGAATACCTTACCATCATTAATACGGCACGAGTTAAGCGCATGGATTTACTGGAATATTATGATTCGCGCCAAAACATATTAGATATAGAAAGAAATACCTTATATTTACTTTCCGAAGAATTAAAAAAATTTAAAAAAGAAAAAGGCTTAAAAG